TTTCAGGCAACCAAGGTGGCTTAGACATCCGTACATCAAGTAACTACATTGTTCTAAGTGATGGAGATGGTAATCCTAGAGGTATATTTGATAGTAATGGTATTTTAAATGTTGGTGCAACAGGATATGGAAATTTTATTTTTTATAGGTCTAGTGCAACATCGGCAGGAACTTTAATTGGCTCTTTTGCTAATAATAATGGTGGTTTAGGTCAATATCATCAATTTTTGTATGCAGATAATTCTGGATGGAATTCAGCAAATACAGCATATAACATCGGTAAAGTATCTGCTACAGGGCGTTCAATAAATGCCGCTGGAACAGTAAATGCAAATGGTGCTGACTATGCTGAATACATGACAAAAGCAGGAAATTTTGTCATTGCAAAAGGTGATATTTGTGGTATTGATGCAAATGGAAAATTAACCAACGTATTTAATGATGCAATAAGTTTTGTTGTGAAATCAACTAATCCATCTTATGTAGGTGGAGATAATTGGAGTAATGAACCAAGACCATTAACAAGTGACGGAAAAGAATGCGAAGTTAATACTCCTGAATATATTGAGTGGCAACAAAGACATGAAGAAAAAAGAGCATTAGTTGACCGTATTGCTTTTGCAGGACAAGTTCCTGTCAATGTGACAAATGCAACAGTAGGTCAATATATTGTTCCGATTGCTAATTCTGATGGGTCAATAAGTGGACAAGCTATTTCAGAATCTGCTATGACATTACAGCAATATATGCAATCTGTAGGAAAAGTAATATCTGTAATAAATAATGTAGTAACAATTATCGTAAAAGTTTCTTAAGGAGAATTAAATGAGTAACACTTACACATGGAGTGTAACATCAATGAGCACATTACCTAATGTGCCAAATCAGCCTAATTATGTCGTTTTAGTAAATGGGCAACTAACAGGTTCAAATGGTGCAACACCACCTGTAACAGCATCTATTGGTTACAATGTAGCCTTGACTGTTGAAGATACAAACCCTGACTTCATACCTTACAATCAACTTACTGAATCAGTAGTGCTTGGTTGGGTGCAAGCAGTATTAACACCACAAGGTGTGGCTAACTTAGAAGCGAATGTAGATGGTCAAATTAATAGTATCGTAAATCCACCAGTATCACCATCAACACAACCTTTGCCTTGGGCACAGTCTTAATTTTGTATATAATGTTTTTAGGTAATTTTGCCTATATTTTTAAGGAACAATGATGCAATCCGTAAATTTAACAGTTGAACTCGTCAATGCAATTCTTGGTTATTTAGGTACTAAACCTTTTACTGAAGTTGCACAATTGATCAATGCAGTACAAACTCAAGTAGCACCTCAAATTCAGCAAGAAGCACCTGTTGAACCTACTGAATCTACAGTACAGTAATGGAACTTCTCATGGATGGAATCGAATCTATCGTATACGATACAGATAAAAGGCTTTCTGTCCATGAGCAAGTTTGTGCAGAGAGGTATGAAGGTATACAAAAAGCATTTGCTAATGGTACTAAGCGTATGCAAAAAATTGAATATATGCTGTATGTTGTTATATTTTCAGTTTTATTTGGAAAAGAGTTTGTGGTGGATTTGATCAAGCATTATCTAATGAAATGAAATGGCTGAGTTTAATCCTATTGCTGAAGGAGCAAGTTCATTAGCTGATAGCTTAGAACAAAGTAGGCAAGCTGGGAAAAAACTCACTAAAACCATCGAAAACATTCAGCATGATGGTACAGAGGTTGCTTTACAAGAATTAGAAGCACGAAAGAAGCACAAAATCCATGAAGAAGCAATGGAAAACTCGATGATCTATCGAGCAATTCAAGAGTATAAAAATCAAAGTGCAATTATTCAAGCAGAAAATGAAGCTGAAAAAGAATTTAAGGCTAAATATGGTGCTAAAGAGTGGAGCAAGGTTTTAGAATTAAAAGCTGTTGTAGAAAAAGAACATCAAGAAAGCAAAAAGTATTATGGACATAAACTTGAAGATGTTCGTAGAGTACAGTTTTGGTGTTGGTTTGTAGCTTTTATTATTACCAGTTTGTTGTTTTATTTTGATTTAGTATGAACTGGGTTAAATACTGGTTTGCAGTATTTTTAATTGAATTAGCTATTTGGTCGTATGTTATTTATCTTCATTTTGAAATTAAAGAATTAGAGAAAATACGATTACCCAAACCAAAGTTTGATAAAGAACACAAAGTAATTGTTCGAACCAAAAAGGATATAGTGCGTGGATGATGATCTTTTCAAATGGTGGACAATATTTGCGTTAATTTGTATGATGTTAATTATTTTGCTAAAGGATTGATATGGAATTTTTAAGTCAAATAGCTCCTACTATTGCCACAGCACTTGGCGGTCCTCTTGCTGGTTTGGCTGTATCAGCCATATCAAAAGCATTAGGAGTTGATGAAAAAGATGTTCAATCTACTATAGATTCAGGGAAACTTACTGCTGATCAATTAGCTAGTCTTAAACAAGCTGAAATTGAACTACAAGCTAAAGCTCAAGAGCTAGGATTAAACTTTGAAAAACTGGCTGTAGATGATCGTAAATCAGCAAGGGATATGCAAACAGCAACTCATTCATGGATTCCACCATTACTTTCTCTTTTAATTACTGCTGGATTCTTTGGAATCTTATTTGCATTAATGATGGGTTATGCTACTAAGTCTGATGAATTAATGATTATGCTTGGTTCATTATCTACTGCTTGGGTTGGTATTATTTCTTTTTACTTTGGTTCATCAGCAGGTAGTCAAAAGAAAGATGAACTATTACATCAGTCTACACCTGTATGAACAAAGAAACTTTATCTAATTATGTAACATTGATTGCAACTGTTACTTTATCTTTAATATTGTTAAGCATGGTGTTTGTTTTATTAACAGGTCTTTTTTATGACAAAGTAGATAACACAAAAATATTTGAAGCAATAACTCCAGCATTTCAAACTATTGTGGGTGGATTTATTGGGTTAATTACTGGTATTAAAATAGGTGAAAAAGATGATTGAAAATTGGGATAAGTCTTTTCAATTAGTTATAGCCCACGAAGGTGGCTTTACTAACGATCAAAGAGATAAAGGAAATCATTTACCTGATGGTCGTGAAGGATGCACCATGTGGGGATGTACTCAAGCAAATTGGGAGAACTTTATAGGCAAACAAGTAACTCAAGAGGATATGAAATCATTGCTTCCTGATGATGTAAAACCATTTTATAAAAAAAGTTATTGGGATGCTTGTTCATGTGATCAACTTCCTGCTGGTGTAGATTATGCAATATTTGATTTTGCGATTAATGCAGGAGTTTTTGCTAGTAAAAAAATGCTTCAGAAAGCATTAGGAGTTGTACCTGATGGTGCAATAGGACAAAATACTTTAAAAGCAATACAACAATCTAATTCAAAAGAGTTATTACAAAAGTTTAGTGATGCCAAAACAGCTTTTTATCAAAGTTTGGGTAATTTTGATGTTTATGGCAAAGGATGGCTACAAAGAGTAGCTGATGTTCAAAAAGTTGCTTCAACAATGGTATGAATGAGAATTTAGAACAAGAACCTAAAAAGCATTTAAATGGCTTTTCAGGCTTTTGTGCTTATTGTAATACCCCTATTAGCAATGATAAGTTTTGTAGCGAAGAATGTGCTGAAGAATTTGAACTAGCCACTAAATTTGGATTGTTTAACAAACAGCATAAGTATTGAATTATTTTTCACCTTTTAAATATGCTTCAATTGCTCTTGCAAAATCTTTTATATCATTAGCGTAAGGAACATCATTTAAAACATATAAATATTTATTTGCCAATTCATTTATTTCCTCATCGCTGAGTTCACGCAGTTTTTTAGAAGCAATACCATTCCAATAACCTGTTGCATAAATAGCAGATTCTTTATCAGTCATTTCACTCGCTTTCTTTAGTAGTAATTTTGAGTATTCATACACACTTTCAAAAAGTTCATCTTCAGAAGTTCTGCGTAATACCAACATAAAAGCAACTGACAATTCTCGTATTGTTGCATCACTTAGTTCACGCAAACCATCATATCTACCAATCAAGTAAGACCTTGTGTCTAAGGTTTCATTTTTTTCTTTAGCTTTCTGAATACCATTCCAATAACCAGTTGAGTAAATATCAGATTCTTTATCAGTCATTTTTTGCCTCTTTATGCATAAAATCAATCAAACCATCTAATACTTCAGGGTTTTTGTTATCAGCCCATACTCCACTAACCACAAAATTTAATTCCATTGCCCTATCAATATCACTATTTGGATACTTTAATTTGTAGCAATGACTTCTTAAATATCTATATCTTTTTGCGTCAGCTTTT